GTCTGCTACTGATCTGTGGCAACGTCTTCTCGAAATGCGTATGCAGACCGGTGAGCCCTATGTTCATTTTATTGATGAATCAAATCGCAAATTACCAAAGTGGTTGCGCGATGCCGGATTGGAAATTAACCAGTCAAATCTTTGTTCTGAAATTATTTTACCAACAAATAAAGAGAGGACTGCAGTTTGTTGTCTCTCGTCAGTAAACTTGGAATATTTTGATGAATGGTCAAAGGATAAAAAGTTTCTTGGAGATATTCTCGAGATGCTCGACAACGTTCTCCAAAAGTTTATTGATGATTCTCCTGATACCATTTCTCGTGCTAAGTTCTCAGCCATGCGCGAGCGATCCGTGGGAGTTGGAGCACTTGGATTTCATGCCTACCTTCAGCGAAAGAGAATGCCATTCGAATCTGCCCTTGCTAAATCCGCTAACCTCCGAATGTTTAGGCATATCCGAAAAGGACTTAACGAGGCTAATAAGAGATTGGGAACAGAACGAGGAGAAGCTCCAGACGCAAAAGGAACTGGACTTCGTTGCAGTCACGTTATGGCAATCGCACCAAATGCCTCAAGCTCAATTATCATGGGGAATACCTCTCCCAGCATCGAACCGTGGAGAGCAAATGCCTATCGTCAAGATACTCTATCAGGTGCGTTTTTAAACAAGAATAAGTATCTTGATGAGTTACTCAAGGATAAATGCAAGGTTGATGATTCACTTGACTATGATAAAATTTGGTCAAGTATCATTGCTAATGATGGATCGGTTCAACATTTAAAATGTCTTGATGATTACGAGAAAGATATATATAAAACCTCAATGGAAATTGATCAGAGATGGGTAATTGAACATGCGGCAGACAGACAAGAGTTTATTGACCAGTCGCAATCGCTTAATGTTTTCTTTCGTCCAGATGCAAATATTGCATATCTACACGCAGTTCATTTCCTGGCTTGGAAAAAGAAGTTGAAAACTCTATACTACTGTCGTTCAGAAAAGATTGGTAAGGCAGACAGAGTATCAAAGAAAATTGAGAGACAGATCATTCAAGAGATTGATATGACAGCCATTGCTGCAGGAGAGGAATGTTTAGCATGCGAGGGGTAAAGGTTATCACAGCACTAAAGGAATACTTCAATGGCAAATAAACTCAAGCTACAGGATGAAAGAGATTATTTTAAGCCATTTCATTATCCATGGGCATACGACATGTGGCTCAAGCACGAGCAGTCACACTGGCTTCATACTGAAGTTCCGATGCTAGAGGATGTCAAGGATTGGAAGAATCAGTTGACCACCGAGGAAAAGTATTTCCTTACAAATATCTTTCGGTTCTTTACACAGTCAGATATCGATGTTGCAGGTGGATATGTCAAGAACTATCTCCCCAACTTTCCGCAGCCTGAAATCCGTATGATGCTTACTGGCTTTGCGGCTCGAGAAGCACTACATGTTGCTGCTTATTCGCACCTTATTGAATCGCTGGGTATGCCAGAAACTACATATAACGAGTTTCTTGAATATGATGCCATGCGTGAAAAGCATGAGTACTTCATGTCGAAGGTTGACAATGGTGCTATTCTGCCTGTAAAGATGGCGGCGATTTCCGCCTTCACCGAGGGTCTTGCTCTGTTCAGTTCATTTATCATGTTACTGAACTTTCCTCGGCACGGCAAGATGAGGGGTATGGGTCAGATTGTAACTTGGTCAATTGTAGATGAGACACAACATGCTGAAGGAGTTATTAAGTTATTCCGTACATTTGTTGAAGAAAATCGTGAACTATGGAATAATGAAACTAAATCACAGATTTACACCATTGCGACTAAAATGGTTGAGCTTGAGGATAAGTTTGTGGATCTGGCTTTTCAAATGGGCAAGGTCGAAGGGTTACGTGACTACGAAGTCAAAGAATATATCCGGTACATCGCCGACCGCCGACTGATTTCTATGGGACTCAAAGGTATTTTCAAAGTCAAGAATAATCCTCTGCCATGGGTCGAAGCAATGATTAACGCACCAACACATACCAACTTCTTCGAGAACCGAGCAACTGATTATGCTAAGGGTGCTTTATCTGGTTCTTGGGATGAGGTGTGGGCTAACTAAAGAGGGACTAATGGCTCCAGTAAAACAAGAAATATTATGTAATGACTGTCTCGCCGAATTTGAAATTAAATTTGACGAAGAAGAACACGAACCTGTATATTGCCCTTTTTGTGGAGCTGATTTATTTTGGGATGATGACGAAGAAGATGATGATGAATTTAAACTAGACGACTGGAATGATCCAGACAATGATGAATACGAATGACATGGTACTATAATGGAGAACCTTTTACCAGTGAAATGATTGAAGATAATATCGGTTTCGTATATTGTATAACCGATACTCGTAATGGACTGAAATATATTGGTAAGAAGGGATTAATATCAAAACGCAAGATGCCACCACTGAAAGGCATGAAGCGAAAGAGAACCAAGATAGTAGAAACAGACTGGCAGTCCTATTATGGGTCAAGCGAGACTGTTAAGATGCTTGTCGAGAAATTTGGCCCGGAGATGTTTCATCGTGAAATCTTACGATTGTGTAAATCAAAAGGTCAAATGAGTTATTATGAAGCCAAGTTACAGTTTGAAACAGACTGTTTATTGAAACCAGAAGAATATTATAATGAATTTATCGGATGCAAAATAAATCGTCGTCACTTGTTGACAAAGAACTCAGAATAAAATATAATATAGATAAGTTTGATAAAAGACCCACAATCGGTAATCCTGGTGAATCATGGGATATGTTTATCATTCGTAAAATGAGAGAAGAGCGACTATATAATGAAGCAAGGAAAAATTTGGGGCTCGACTGAATCTCTATTGGTAACTCCAATGATCGAAGTTCATCGAATCGATATTAATCCAAGATCACAATGCTCGTTACATAAACATGAGTTTAAATATAATATGTTCTATGTGATCAAGGGTAAGCTCCATATCGAGGTACATAAGAACGACTACGATCTTGTAGATACAACGACTCTCTTTCAGGGTCAATTCACATCCGTAGCTCCGAATGAGTATCATATGTTTAAGACTGACAACGAGCCAGCCCAGGCTCTTGAGGTCTACTATTTGAATGAAATTTCTGAAGATATTGTACGTAAAACGGTAGGTGGTACTCGTGGTTGATGTCGTGTGTGTTAAGTGGGGAACTGAGTACTCGGATGATTATGTTCGTATTTTGAAGGCAATGGTAGAGAGAAATACCACTGTACCATTTAACTTTAAGGCTTTTACTGATACACCGATTGATGGCATTGACACATATCCACTACCCGAAGGTCTGAACGGATGGTGGAATAAACTCTATCTTTTTTCAAAGCACCATACATATAATAATGTACTTGATAAACGAGTTGTTTATCTCGATCTTGATACAGTAATCACTGGTAACATCGACTTCTTTCTAAATTGGGATGAAGGCGAATTTATGGGCATTGAAAATCTTGGAGTAAATAATAGATTTGAAGATGGAACTCAATACCATAATGTTTTCCAATCGGGTGTAATGGCATGGGATAGGGATTGGGCTCATTTTATTTACGATATTTTTGTGGATAGGCAGGAAGAAATTCTACATAAAATCCGTGGTGATGGTGAACTGCTACATGATATTTTCCGACAACTGGCTTTACCAATACACCTATTTCAACACACCTGGCCAGGTAAGTTAAAGTCTTATAAGTATCAAATATATGAAACTGGTTTAGATGATGAGACTGCAATTATTTGCTTCCATGGCACACCACGGCCACACGAGGCAATTGGCCCGGAATCAACATTTCCGTGGGGGGTCGAGTTCGTTGCGAATCAGTGGATAGGAGATTATTGGAAACTATGAAATTTGCAATCTTAACACCGAGCCGTCAGAGACCAGGTCGACTTGATAATTTTATTGAGTCAGTACACGGTCTTGCAAATGATAAGGGTCGAGTCTTTACATATAACTATATTGATTCAGATGATCCTCGTATTAAGGCTTATGAAGAGTATCAGCGTAAACAACCTGTAAATAATATCAATTGCATTGGTGAGCCACAATCAGTCTCCAAATCCTGGAATGTCATTGCACAGAAGGCTATTGATGATGGTGCCGATGTTTTAATTATGGGTAATGATGACATGCTCTATCGTACTCAGGATTGGGATCTTTTACTTGATAAGGAGATAGAGAAATTTCCAGATCATATCTATTGCATGTGGTTCGAAGATTTAATCAATGGCTCGAATCACTGCGCCTTTCCAATCGTATCGCGTGTGTGGTACGAGACACTGGGCTACTTTGCACCAGGGATTTTCAATTTTGGTTACAACGACACGTGGACCTTCGACATCGCAAAAAGAATTGGTCGGACTCACTTTATTCCAAACGTCATAAATGAGCATTTACATTTTACTACTGGTAAGTCTGGTGCTGATGAAACCACTCAACGTAACAGAACTACAGAACGTGGTAACCTTTATGAACTTGATAAAGTAATCTTCGAACAATCAGCTGAAGAAAGAGCAAAAGCGGCTCTTAGCCTCTTGCAGATG